ATTGCGGAACTCCTAAATCAATACAAGAGAATCATTTATCTTGATGTTGATATTTTGATTAGAGATGATTGCCCGAATCTTTTTGAAATTGTGCCCGAAAATAAATTGGGCATGTTTAACGAGGGTCGATACTCGCCGCGATTTGAATATCTGGAGCAAGCTTCAGAGTACTACAAAGAGCCACTAAAGAAGTGGGGTGGCAAGTTTTACAACTCTGGCGTGATGGTTATTTCGCGGGTTCATAAGCAAATTTTCAGACTTCCAAGAGGCGTTGATTTCGTAGAGACTGATCAGCCCTACATTAACCTCCGAATCCTAAATGATAAGGTCGAGATGCATGACTTGCACTACGACTTTAATCGTATGGATATTCTTGATAAGTTCTGTGGCATTTCTCGCCTAAATTCTTATATTGTCCACTATGCTGGCGCTCCAAAGGATGTCCAAATGGGGGTTATTCTTAAAGATATCGACCAATGGAAAAAGGATAAAGAAGAGGGCTACAAGTACAAGCGGAATATCTTGATTTCTGTTACTGCTGGAATGGGCGATCAACTTTGCTCAGAGCCCGCTATCCGATACACTCAAAAAATGTATCCTGACGCCAACATTACTGTAGTGTCGCATTTCCCGCGCTTGTTTGAACATCTTAGTTGCCCAGTAATGACTTATGATCAGTGGAAGGGTATCAATGACGCTTTGCTTACAATGTATACTTGTCCAGAAGACGAGCATTCGGAGCACAAGATGTCTCACGTTCTCTTCCATCCTACCGATTTCGCTTCAATGTCCATGATTAAGCGAACAATCCCAAACAACGACAAAACAATTCAATTAAAATTGGACGCCGAGGATGTTTCTTATGTTATTGATTTGTTCAAGGACAAAGATCCTAAGAAACCTGTTGTTGTGGTTCATGCTGGCAAGTGGTGGCCTTCAAAGACCTTGCCCCTTGATTGGTGGCAGCAGATCGTGAATAAGCTTTCAGAGAAGCTGACTGTTGTTCTCATTGGTAAGACTATTGATGAGAAGCAAGGTTATCTCCCTGTACAAATTCCACAAGGCGGCTATGATCTGAGAGACCTCACAACTCTTGGTCAGCTTTTTGCCCTTATTTCGCTATCAAGATGCTTGGTCACTAACGATTCCTCGCCCCTGCATATCGCGGGCGCGTTTGATAACTGGATCGTGACATTCCCAACTTGCAAGCACGAAGACCATATCCTGCCATTCCGCAATGGAACTCAAGCTTATAAGACCAAGGCTCTACGTAAGGACCTTCTCCTAGACGACCTTGAGATTCGCCACACAGAGTTCAAGCACGACACTATTGACTTGATTCCAAAAGGGAAAACAGTCCTTGAGTATCTCCCAGAGGTCGATACTGTCGTTAAGGAAGTAATGGACATTTACGACAACAAGCGATGAACAAATTCAGTTCCTTCCGCCCGCTCATGCATGAGCATGAGTATAAATTCATTGAAAAGTTCCTAAATAAAAATGACACTTTGCTTGAGTTTGGTAGTGGCAATAGCACTATTTATTTTTCTGGAATTGTAAAGAAAGTAATTTCTATTGAGCATGACATTGATTGGGTAAATAGCCTAAATAAACTAATCAATGTTTATGACATCCAGAATATTGAATTGCTATATCAAGCAGCGCATTCTCCAGACCCAAAGCCTTGCAGATACGAGCAATTCAAGGACTATGTGCATCTACCAGCAAACAAAAACCTAAAGTTTACCAAGGCTTTAATTGACGGTAGAGCAAGAAAGTATTGCGCCAAATATCTCTGGGATATTATCGATGAAAATGTAGTGGTTTTTATTCATGACTTTAACCGCTCTGATTATCAAATGGCGCTAAAGTATTACGATATGATTGAGGTACTGACAGAGGGGCAAGGAATTGCCGCTCTAAAAAAGAAAAAAGAAGTCCCCAAAGAAGACTTCTATTACTAATAAAAAACCCCCGAATTTCTTCGGGGGTTTTTCTTTTAAGGGCTACTTAGTTTATAGTATGCTAGGGGTGTAAGCGGCGGTCTGTGTCCACACGAACACGCCGTTTGTGGTGTCTTGTGGGCTACCAATCTGAGTGGTGAAGGTGAGGTCAACACTCTTGTTATCGCCAATTGCGCTAGAATAATTTTCGCTGACAAGTTTAGCGCCTCTGATCTCATATACGATACGAGGTTCAGTACCAGCGCTACCAGGGGTCTTGAAGACGAAGGCGAGGGTCTTAGTAGTGTCTGCGTCAAGCAGGCTTGTGATAGACCCGCTGGTCTCCAGATCTGCAACGATTGCGCTCATATTGATAGTTACCTCTACAGGAAAGTCAATAACCTTAGTGAAGCCGAAACGGCTACCAAGACGCTCAAGTGTAGTACGACCAATTGGAATTTCAATTGAAACGTTTTGAATGTGAGCAGCAGTATTGTTGGCAGGAGAGCCTTCAACGCCTGTGGGCAGATCAACAATTATACCGTCTGTAACAATTACGGTAACGTCACCTGGGCGGAGGGCTGTAGTTCCAATACTTCCAGAAAGTGGAGGAGGAACAACAGAGGTGTTCTGGGAAGCGGTTCCAGCTTCTACGTTGATGCCGGGGCAGGTTCCAGAATTACCAGAGATAACATTAAGATTGAGTCCTTCAGCTGTAATCGATACAGTTGGCAGACCACCTACTGCGGCTTCTAAGCTGTAGTTGGTGATGTAGCCGTTGCCGATACCGATGGTTCTTGCGGAAGTCGCATTATAGATGCTTGAAGCAGAACCGTTTGCATCGTTACCTTCTGCGACCGAAAGAATATGGAAATTGCGTCCAGAAACGATACCAATGTTATTGGTGTTAACGGAAGAGTCAACAAGGCCGCTGATAAACGAAAGGGTGTTTGTGCCAGTACCTACAGTAAAGCCAAGACCTCTTTCGTTGGTGCCAGTACCGATATAGTAAGAAAAATCAAGATTTACAGTTGGAGCCTCGATTGAGATCTGGTCAATACGAGCAAGGTTGCCAAATTGGTTAACATCTTGACGATTGATAGTAAGGCCATAGTTGGCCGATTGAACGCGATGAAGCTGGGTAATGTTGCCCGATGGGTGATGTGCTGTTGGAACAAGGGTGCCGTCAGCGACATACAGCGCTTCTGATTGATAAATTACTCTTGTGCGTGCCATAAGTTTTTAGTTAAGAAGGTTTGAAATACTTTACATTTTTTTATCTAAAAATGGAATAATCAGGCTCTTGGGTAACGATATTTGACTACCTCGAAATCGATAAAGCCGATGTAAGGTTTCGCATTGCCACCTCTAGCGCGAGAATCTTTCAATTTTGAGCAAACAACTTCATCAATAAAAAAGTCATTTTGATTTGTGGGAGAGGAATCGTAGGAGTATGTTCCATTTTTAACATCTCCATACTCTGTCAGTGGATATCCAGTAAAATCTTTATATTTAAAACTGCTAGACTTAGAATCAGCAAAAATAGAGAGGACGCCATCAAGCTGATATGGGTTATCGGTAAAAACTACACACTTTACAAATGAACGACTCTCATCCTCACCGCCAAATGAGAATGGCGAATTATAAGTTGAGTCATTTGCAATAAAGACTGCTGGAGCAACTTGATCGTATGGAGGAATGTATTTCCCAGTCCAAGGAAACTTTTTATTAAAATCTAGATTATTATCTAAAATTAAATCGTCTTCGTTCTCGTTAGTTAGGTAAATATTAAAGTCTTTGACCGCAAAAGATCCAGTAACAGGAACTCCAGCAGAAACGCCGCTAATCAGGGCTCTGCCATTGATATAATCTATAATAACCCCATCGTTACGACCCTTAAAAACTCCCGACACATGAACGCCGCTAGGAATGCTTGCTCCAGTAATTGTGGAGTCGTATACAAACTGTTTGTAAGGAGTGCCGAAAGCTTTGTAAGTAGTTGATATTCTTGGATCTGCATAATAAGTGAAAGTGCCAGTTTGGTTGCTATAAGCCTCACCCTTTTCTAAAAGATAGTGGTCAAACCATAAAGCAAAAGATGTCGTTACATTATGTTGATATTGCGGTTTCATCTAATAGGTTTATCTTTTTTTCGAAGTTAGCTAATATAGCGCTAATGTATTTTACATTTTTAAATCTCGTTTTTCTTCTAATATTTTTACTTGTTTGAATAGCAGTATCTGATCTTGAATTAGGAAGCTCTTCTCTCAAGGTATAAAAATATTGACCAATGCCTGAGATTCCTGTTTCTATACCTTTGACCCAACTGCGGCCCGGAGCCCAAGGCATTGGAGAAACATCCCAGATGTCTTCTTTAGCTGGAATAAAAACATTCCATACTACCCCGCCATCAATTAGCCTTGAAAAATTAATGCTGCTTTTTTGAAATAATTCTGTTATTGGCGAAATTGGATCGTCTCCATTATAAAAACCAATATAAGAAAAGAGATTACCATAACCATCGAGAGTGCCGCTAATGTTTTGAGCCGTTGGACCAGCTTCGATTTCTTTCGTGACAGGGTGTCTAAGAAATTCATTGATAGTTTCTCTTTTGATCCTTTCAAAAGCTAGCAGCAGCCGTTTCTCAACGCTATTTCTTAATATCGGCGCTATGTCTCGATTGATTTTTTTGGCGACGTTTTGAGGGATTTTCGCCATAATTATTCATTAATTGGAGATAAAATAAAAGAATAATACCGTGGCCCAAACATTCCGTAAGGCTTTGAGTCGGAAGAGATTGCGTATCTACGGCCATCAAACTCTACTCTGCGAGCTTCTTTTAAAATAGAGTAGGCTGCTGCTGGAACTTTGATCTTAACGCTGCCAGCGGGATAGTCGATCTTCTGTTGGGTATCTGCTCCGGGTACTGGAGCTTTAGCCTGATCTAAATATTTAATCTTTGCCTGAAAGGTATTCTGTACAGTAGTGAATTCTTTGCTTTCTACCTGTGGAACATCCTTATCGTAAAAGTAATTATAGCTAGCTGAAGTAGAGATAACTGTTTCCTTTGGGTTTGAGTAAACAGTGATTTCTCTTGAGAAGGTATCAAACACATCGTCAATAACTTCATTAATAAAGTTTTTCTGTGCGTCTGAGAGGTAAGATGCCATATTTTACTTTACACTTTTTATATTAGATATAATATATAGTAAGGTAAAAGGTATGACGGGCAAGGACTATTTAAATGACAGGGTAAAGGTTAATACTTCTGATCTTTTCAAGCGTATGCTTGGGGTATTGGAGGATATTAAGCACGAACACGACCGACAATTCGGGATTTTATACTCTTCTGCACCCGATTCCTTTAAGCCAGTGGTCAAACAAGCTAACTATCTTGACGAAAGTCAGATGGCTTGGCTCAGAAAAAAAGTGCTGGATATGGGCAATGAATCTATCCGCAAAATGACAACTGAAATGGATTTAATCCGCATTGAATTTCATCATACATTTAAACAATGAAAGAACTATTCGACTTCACGGTCAAAATTAACAAAGAAGTAGAGAAGACCGAAACTCGCGAAGAGGACGGCAAGACCATCACTGTTACTAGCAAGGTAAAGGAGGATGTGCCTGTTCGTATCGTTTTCAAGCAGCCTTCTCGCCGCGACACTGAGGAGGCCGAAATTCAATTTAGCGTTGAAATGTCAAACTGCATCAAGAAGGGTATTTTGACAAAGGGAATGTTGGTTAAGAAGTACTCTGATACAGGCGGCATTTTTTCAGAGGATGACGATAAGCGTTTAACAGCAATGTATATTGATATGGCTAAGCTTCAGAGAGAGTATGTTGCCCTCGAAAATGGTAACGCTGAGGAAAAGCAAAAGGCGAATATCGTCTTGGAAAAGCTCGCCGCTACAAGAAAGGAAATGGTCGATCTTGAGTCTACCTATCTTAATCTGTTTAATAACACAGCGGATATTATCGCCCAAAATAATATCATCCGCTGGTTCTGCGTTAACCTCGCTTATAAGCAGGAAGAGAGCGGCAAGATTGAGCCGCTGTTCTTTGGCTCAACCTATGAGCAAAAGCTCGATAATATGAGAGATCTTGATGAGGCAGAAGATCCTCTGTATCAAGCAGCTTTTAGAAAGCTAGCTACATTTGTTTCTTTCTGGTACTTCAGCAAGAATGCCACAAAGGACGACTTTAAGAAGCTAGAGAAAGACCTTGAAGAAGGAAAGTATTAACGATACTGATTTATTCTTGGCGTTCTGCCAGATAGTTGAGGGTTGCTCTGAGAAGATCTTCTTGGGCAACCCTGTTTTTATTAAGCATATCGCTATTAAAGAGCGTGAGTTTTTTAATAAAAAATATAAAACCTATCTCGCGCACGCTATATCAAAAGGGTTACCTAAAGAGGAGGATGCGCTAAAAAAAGCGATAGATGAAGAGCTTTGGTCAGAAAAAGAAGATGATGATATTAGGGTTTCGGAGAGGTATATTGAAACTCTTAACATAACAAAAAAGAAAGTATTTAAAAAGCTCCAGATTCAAGAAATTGAAAAAACCTTGAAAGAAGAGAAGGAAAAGATTGCAAAGAAGCTTGCAGAAAAAAAGCAGATTTTAGGGAAAACTGCTGAAGACTATGCATCAAACAGAGCTAGCGACTATTTGATATACAGCTGCTTTTACAAAGACCGTGAATTGACTAAACTGTTGTTTTCCGAGGAAGAATTTGAAGAGATATCAACTAAAGAATTAGAAGAGTGTATTCTAGTATATAATAGTTATTTTAACGACATTTCTGACTTAACTATCCAGCATATAGCGCTTTCTGACTTTTTTCAGCCAAATTATCTTGTTCTGGACTATCCTAACGAGCTTTTTGGTAAACCGATGGTAAAACTTTCGGAAAATCAGGTAAGATTATTAATTTATTCCAAAATATTTAAAAATATATTTGAGACTATTGAGCACATTCCTGATGGAATTAAGAAAGATCCAGAGGCTCTATTGCAATACAAGGACAAGAGTCAGGCTCAAAAAGAGTTCGAAAGCAAGACTAGAAGCAAAAAAAAGGGTAATGTCGAGGGCGCCGAAATGGTTTTTGGAGCTACAAAGGAAGAGATTGGCAAAGATACTAAAACATTAAAGGATGTCATGAAAGATAAAACATCTCTTTCAATGGAAGACTTGATGAAATTGCACGATCAATAATATAAATTCTGTGTAAATAACCTCAAAGGTTAAAGGATGGCAAAAGGAATCACAGTACCTGTAGTCCAGTCGGGTTTAGAAGCTTCTATCGAAGCAGCTGCCAAGAAAGCTGGGCCGCTGAACCTTTCTGCTACAGTCGATCCTAGCTCATTCAAAAGACTTTCCCAACCGCTCGGAAGAGTAAGTGGTTTGGCTACAGAGTTTGAAAAGTCCATTGCCGCCTCAAATGCGCGCGTTATCGCATTCGGCGCTTCGGTAGGAATTATCAACGGTGTGCAAAATGCTTTTGCGTCGCTTGTTAAGACGACAATAGAGGTTGAAAAGAGCCTAGCAAATATTGCAGTGATCAGCGGCAAAACTACTGACCAGCTTCAGCCGTTTTCAAGAGCGCTTTTTGAAATCGCAAAGAATACCGCTCAATCGTTTCAGACTGCGTCTGAAGCTGCTTTAGAGTTTTCTAGACAAGGTTTAAGCCTTGAAGAGACGTTAAAGAGAACCCAAGACGCTCTTACTCTTACTCGTTTTACAAGCTTGAGTGCTGCTGAGGCGGTAGATGTATTGACTGCTGCGGCAAACTCTTTCGGCGCAACTGGAATCACGACTAGCGAAATTCTTAATAAACTCGTTGCGGTTGACACCAAGTTCGCAGTTTCCGCCGAAGACTTAGCCAAGGGCTTGTCCCGTGCAGGGTCGATTGCTCAGGAAGTTGGAGTTAACTTTGACGAGTTAAATGCTATCGTCACCATTGCGCAAGAAAGAACTGCTCGCGGTGGCGCGGTTATCGGTAACGCTTTCAAGACAATCTTTAGTAGAATTAGATCGGAGGAAACGATCCAAGCCCTACAAAGCATTGGTATTTACTCATTTGATGCGGAAGGAAGATTGAAACCAGTTGTAAGTCTTCTTGAAGAATTAGCTGGAAAAATTAATACTCTTGACGAAACAAAGAAAATTGAAGTTCTTGAGGCTATCGCTAGCAAGTACAACATCAACGTCTTAACGGCGCTTGTTGATGATTTGAGTTCGACCGCTAGTAAATTTAGAGAGGCTAGAGATGTTTCTTCTGGCGCGCAAAGCGAAGCATATCAGCGCCAGATTGAACTTAATAAAACTCTTGACGCAGTTATCAGCAGAGTGACAAACTCTGCGGCTCAACTTGCTGACACTCTTGGCAAAATCGGCGTAACTGACAGCTTAAAGTCACTTTTAAATTTCTTTGATAGTATTCTTACTGGAATTAATGACGTTGTTGATTCCGAGGGAATTGGTGGCACTATCGCCAAGGGTCTAATATCTGGAATCAGCGGGGTATTTTTCAAGATTGGTATCCCTCTTCTTTTAGCCATATTTGTCAAGTTAACAAAAGATATCGCGCAGTTTGGCACTGAATCGCTAAAAACTATCTTAGGAATCAATAAAGAAGTTAGAGAGCGCCAAGCTTTGGAACAGGCTGTTGTTAATACTTTGATTAAAGATCAGCAAGTAATGGCATCGATCTTGTCTCTTAGCGGAGACCGTAGGAAGCAGGAGGAATATTTACTTGGCGTATATAACCGGCAGCTTGCGGCACTTCAACAGGTTCAGAGTATTGCCTCGACAGTCGCTCCTGCGTTGCAAGCCGCTGGATTGAGCGCTACATCTGGAACAGTTAAAAAGAGGGCGGCAGAGGGTTATTTGCCAGCGCAAGAAGCTGCTGACGTAAGGCGCGGAGTTGGTGGTGCAGACAAGAGCGCAAAAGTAGTCAAGATTCCAAACTTTTCTTTTGGAGACGGCAAGAAAGGCACAATGTACGCAAATACAAGCGAATACATTGTTCCTAATTATAACGGAGGCGATGGAAGTGCTATCTTTAATAAAGATATGGTTCGCAAGTATGGAATGCCAGAAAATGCTAAAAAGATAAATGCGGCAACTGGATATATTCCTAATTTTGTAGAAGAATCTCCCAAGTACTCAACAGCAAAAGAAAAGGAATTAGCTAAGAAAAAGGAAAGAAGAGAGAATTACAATAATAGAGTCGCTTCTTCTTTTGGTATAGCAGCCCTTTTAGTAAAAAGTGAAGCTGAACAAAGGGAAGTCGAATCAGAAACTGCTTATGGCAAGATGCCAAAAACAGATGCTAATTTTAATCAATTTTCAAGAGTAAAGTTTCCAGTTTATGGGTTAAAGCAGTCAGGTTTAGATCAAGCAAAGCTTGGGCTTTTACCAGAAATAGAAGAGCCTTTACGACGGGCTGCTTTTGATGTTGGTCTAGCAGCTTCTTCTCAAATTTCTGGAAGACAAGTTGCTCCTGAAGAGTATAAAACTTCATTTAAAAAATCGCTCGGTGGCGCTGGAGCTTTTGGCGGAACAATTGGATCAATTTTTGAATCTGCTGCCAGAACTGCATTTAAATTCGAAAATAGCCCAGACAATACTTTAGACGTTCCAGTGGTTTCAGATTCAGTACGAACTGCATTTGGAATAACTGGAGGAGAAAGAAGTGCGGATCTTAAGGGATCTGTTAGCGATGGAGTTTTAAGAAGATTCGCAGATCAAGTAATAAATAACGGCCTAATTAGAGACGAGACTCCTAACGTTAAGCAGGCGATAGCCTCAAAAGGCTATATTCCAAATTTTGCTAAAGAAAAAGGAATTGGAGGTTTAGCTGGAAAGGTTATAGAGATTTTAGCTGGAAGAGTTTTTGAATCTTTAGTAAAAGATTCAGATACAGTTGATCTTTATGAAAATGCAGCTAGACCAGACATTGATCTAAACCCAGAAGAAAGGTCAAAAGAGATAAAATTATCTTTGGATGCAGCCGCAAAAGATGATCGCGTAGGTAAAAAAGTAAGTCAAGGAGGAAAAGGTTTTACGGTAGTAGTCCCACAAAATGCTCAAAATGAGCCATCTGCTGTTAAAAAATTACAAGATAAAAAAGTAAAAATACAAAGGTGGCCCATACGAAGAGAAAAAGCTTTTGAAGGCGCTAGAAAGCTATTAGAAATATATGAAAATGTAGATAGAAGTAAAATTGGCAATCCGTTACCATTACCAGGCAAACAAAAAGGCAAACGAAATGATGTCACGGCAGTAAAAGGCTATATCCCAAATTATGCTGAAACGCTTTCTGAAATGTATGATTGGGATGGTACGATCATTCCCAGAATGGCCGGTAAGCCAGAAGAATATATCCAATCTCTTCAAAAGTTAGAAAAGAAAGATCTTTTACCCATTGGTAAAGAGCTAGCGTCTTCAAAAGAAAAATTTGATATTGCGACCGCCAGACCGATTCTATTTAGAGAGCCGATTAAACAGACGGCTCAAAGACTTGGCCTTAATGTTGAAAGAATTTTTCCATTAGGTTCAATGTTTGAAAACCGTAGAACCATGGGCGTCAAGGGAAAACCAAGAAAGCTTTATGGCCCAGAAAGAAAAGCTTTGTTTGCTGAAAAAACTAATAGATCAATCGTTGATAATCAAGAAGATGTTTTAGCCGCTTTAGGAAGTCGCGGCATTGATGCGAATTTAAGAAATCGCGGCGCTTTTGGGTTTATTCCAAATTTTGCTTCTCAAAACGCAATAGACGCGATGAGAAGAATCATCTCAGACCCTGCGGCTCCACAAGGAGAAAAAGATGCAGCGTCGTTAAAACTTTCTCAACTTACAAAAGTAAGTTCATTAAATAATCCAAGAGTTGCGGCGCAAAAGACCACAAAAATAAAGGTTCCGATAACCCAAGAAGACAAGGACTATCTTAATCAGAACAAAGAAAAAATTGTCGCAGGAATGGGCAGAAGTTTTGGAATGCTGTTTAATTTAGATGCTTTGGAGATGGGGGATTTAGGCTACGTAAAACGTTTAGATCCAATAGTTGCGAAAAAATTGTCGGAAATAGCGCAAAAACAAGGTGGCAGAGATTCTATCAGATCTTTGGTTGATTTCGGATCTGCGGCGCGAGGATATATTCCAAACTTTGCCGAAAATGAGCCGCTGAAAGAAGCTATTAGTAGAGAGATGGGTGCGGGCGTGCCTGCCGCGCGCGTGCGCGTGACGCAGGACGGTAGACTAAAGAACCCCAAGAACCCAAATGGTCTTGCCGTCATCAATACTAGAGACGAGCCAAATGGTAAGATTCCAAATGATTTTAGAGAAAGAGGCATGCGCGCCGCTATGGCGAGTAGAGGCTTTGTACCGAATTTTGCAGATGAAGATACTAGTATTAATGTTGGGGGCGTTTTTGGTATGGGCTCTAACAAGGTAGATTTAAGCGGAATTCAAACAGCAACAACAGAGCTTCTTGCAAAATTAAAAAATTCAACTATAGAGTCTGATCAGTTTAATACTGAACTAGAGTCTTTAACAAGAGCTTTTAATGACTTAAAAACCAAAGCACTTAAAGACTTAAAAAACAAAACAGAAAATGCTGGTGATGCTACTAAAAAATATTCGGATGCTGTACAACAAAAAGCAAAAGCTATTCAGGCTCAAAAGACTGCGCCGACAACAGGTGGAGGCGCAACAGGTGGAGACGTAGCAGGCCGAGGAAAAGGTCTAGATATTGGTAAATTTCTTGTTTTACAAACGGCAGTAGTTGGTTTAACTTCCGCGATTCAATCTGCAACTGAGCAAGGAAGCGCTGCTGCTAATGCATTGGAAGGTATTTCTGCGATTGGATCGGGACTTGCGACCTTTGTCGCCATAGGAACAAGTCTTTCTCCTCAGTTTAGGATATTAGCTGCCGCTGCCACTGCTTTAGCATCCGCTTTCCCGCTTTTATCAAGACTTTACGAAGACTTTAAAGATCCAGCGCAAAGAGCAGCGGAAGCGCTTTCCAAACTTGCTAAAGAAGCAGAAAAAACAGGAAGAAAGATAAGTCCAGAAGAATTTTTGGCTATTTTTGAAGAGCAGGATAAAATTAAAAAAGCAGAAGAAAAGAAAAAAAGCGCGACACAGCAAATTCAGGAATCTTTAAGTAAACAAGGCTTAGGGGCTGGCACGGAAACATTACAGCAGCTTTATGCAATAGCAAATACTTTAGACCTTATAAGTAAAGACGGGATTGTGCAACAAGCAGAGTTGCAAAAAATTATAAGAACTTCACAAAAAGCTCTACCTGTCAGGGGTGGAGCCCCTGGTTTAGGTTTTGTAAGTACAGAAACTGGTATCGATATTGGTGCTACGATACAAAGTGCAAGAGAAAAAGTAACTGAAAAACGTTTGGCCGACGCAAGAAAACCGCAAACAGAAGATCGTACAGTTAAAACTGTAAAAGCTGAAAATGAATTGTTGAAAATAAAATTTGATATTTTAAATAGTATTGTAAAAAAAGAACTAGAAATTAATAATGTTTATGCCAACAGGATAAGAAGTATTAATAGCGAAAACACTGCTTTAGAAAGATCTAAAACAATTTTACTCGAAACAAAATTTTCAGAATTACAAGCTTCTCAAGAAAGACGGAAAATTAGAGCAGAAGAAGCTAAGGCGATAAGCGAAAATGCAAATAATTTAAGATCTTCTTTGGCTGGATTGCAAGACCAAGGGTTGGGAAATATATTTGGAGAGGCAGACACTGGAAAACTGCAAGGCTTATTAGAGGCTTTTAAAACAGGAGGAGTTGGGTCAGAAGCATTTGGAAAGGCTTTTCAAGCTGCTACGGCTCGCGTTGGACAGGATGGAAAGCCTATAGCTGGCACCAATATAGCGCAGCTTTCTTCTGCAACTCAGCAGGATGTTTATAAAAATTTAAATGAAGCTGCGAACAATGAAGCTAGAGCAAGAAATAATGCAGTTAACAGAGTAAGAGATATAGATCAAGCTCAAAAAGATTTTCAATCTTCAACCCAGCTTTTAATAAATGAAACAAATTTATTAAATGCTATAATTTCTGGAACTCCTGTTTTAGTTGGAAAATTAAATCAAACTTTTTCAGGCGCAGCAAAGTACGAAGAGATCCTTGGAGGCGAGCGTGCAAAACTTTCAAATTCGTTATCAAAAGCAGCACTGCAAAATAAAATTAGCATTGATTTAGCCGAGGAAAATTATGCAAGTGAAGTGGGCTTGCTTGCATTAAGAATTAATTTGGAGGAAGAGCTTAGAAAAAGAGTTCCAATAGAGGCTAGAGTGCGCAAGGATGCAATGGAGCTTAATAGAGCCACTTCTGAAAGAATAGATCAGTTGGGAAGAGATGCCCGTAATGCTGGACCGAGACTCAAGGCTCAAAGAGACATTCTGGATGCTGAAAGCCTAGTTATAGAATCTGAAAATGCCATTAATGAAGGAAATATTGATTTGGCTAATGTAACTTCCTTGAGAAAATCAACTTTAGCTAAATTAATACAATCGGAAAAAAAAGCTGAAGAAGAGACATTGGCTTCTGTTCAAATAATTGGAAAAAAAATAGGAGCCAACAGAGCGGCTCTTGTCAGAGAAACTGGTTTGATAAACGCAGAAAATAATTATTACAATATAGTTGAAAGACTTGCTGACATAAGCGCCTTAAGAGAATCTACTTTAGCGAAACTAAATCAATCAGAAAGACAGGCTGAAATTCAAAATCAGGCCGCAATTGAAACTGCATCAGAAAAATATGATACTGATCTTAATGCGATTAGGAGACAAGCTGAACTGACTGAGGCGCAAAATCGAGCGGCTGAAAATACCAATCAATTAAATGCAGTGGTTATTGGTCTCAGGTTAGCCAGAGCAAAACTTGTTGAGTCAGAAAGAAAAGCTGAAGAAGAGAATCAGATCGCAATTCGAATGATTGGTCAGAGTTATCAGGCTGATATTGATTCGACAAAGAGAAAAATTGAATATGCTCAAGCTTTAATTGGGCAGATAGATGCGGCAAAAGTAAATGAAAAAGTAACCGGAGAAATGACTCTGGAGGCTTTGAATTTGATAAATTCTTTGAGAGAGGCTCAAGCTAAATTTAATAACATCGACGATATAGAAGTAGGAAATGAAGCTTTAAGAACGCGCACAAATATTCTTGGAGAAACTACTTCTACAATATCAAGGGGATTAGCGCTTTCAAATCTGGGGATAGGTGGAGAACTGGAGGCTCAAGCTTTTGCCAAGGTAGCGGAGCAGAGAAGAGCCGGAAGAAAGGCTGAAGACATCAGCGCATCAGAACTTTATGATATCTCTAAGGGTAGAAACTTAAGCATAAGACAGGGGCTGTCCATACAAAAATCGGCTCTTCTGGACGAAGCTCAGACATTCCAAGATATTATTGGTAAATCAACACCAAAGCTTTTTGCAGATGGTATGGCCGAAGCTATGCAAGCGGCTCTGAATCAAGCAGACGATCTTGGGGGCGCATTAAGAAATGTTGCATTGACCTTCCTTAAAAATCTTCAAAGCGCATTTTTGCAAAGCGCTTCAAGGCAAATTGTTTCTTCAATTCTTCCAAATGCTGTTCCTGGTATGAAAGAAGGTGGCTATGTAAAAGGTTATGCTTCAGGTGGTCTTGTAACAGGGGGCAGTGGCTACAAAGATGATGTTCCAGCAATGTTAAGCGAAGGCGAATATGTCATCCGTAAGTCTTCTGTAAATAAATACGGTGCGTCTAACCTTCAAAAACTGAATTCGGGCGAGGCTCCTAAATTTGCCGATGGTGGTATCTTCTTGCCCGGTGTTCGCGGGCAGGGGCAAATTTCTGGATATAAAGATTTAACTGCTTTTGCCAAGCAAACTACAACAAGCGGAGCAACTGATGTATTAGCTGGCGGCGCAACAACTGCTTTTGCCAGCCTTGAAGATCAAAGTTCAAGACTTTCTGCGTATGCGCTGATGAACGAAGACGATACTATTAATCAAGAGATTCGTAGTGCCCAAGAGCAGGCGATGAACATAATGGCGGAAAGAGAAGCCTACAGAACTGCGGAAAGAAAGGCGTTTCAAAAGCAGCTAATCGGAACAGTAGCTTCTGCTGCTTTAAGTTTTGGCGTTGGAAAGTTGGGTTCGATGTTTACTACAAAAACTCCTGCGGCAATTCCAAATTTAGGATTCGATGCTGCAAAGGCATCTTCTAATATTGGGCAAGTTGCGCTTCCAACTCCAAGCATGCTGTCCGCGCCAATAACAACTCCGAGTATAAGAACTCCAAGTACATCTTTTGGAGACTTTATGTCTCCAGCAAGAATCCAGACTCCAAATTATGGAAGTGTGCTTTCGATGTTCCAGCCGCAAATGCAGTCTCCAGTTCTTATGGGATCTAGTATATTCTCAGCGCCTCGCGCTCCTGGTCGTGCTTACGGCGGGATAGTCAAGCGCTATAATACTGGTGGCCCAACAGACGATATCCCAGCCCTCCTTATGGGTGGCGAATATGTAATGAATCGCCAAGCCACCAAGAAATATGGCAGGCAGTTCTTCGATTCTATTAATCAAGGCCGCGCCCCAAGATTTGCAGACGGCGGCAATGTTTCAACCGCAGAGCCAAGCTTTGCTGAGAAAGCCGCTTCATCTTCCGACTCAAAGGCCACAGGTGCAACTAACGTTAGCATCAATATCAACGTTACTAGCGGAACATCAGATACCCAGACTCAGGGTGACACCAAGCAAGGCGGCGTTGATTATAAGAAGATGAGCGAGCAGATCAAACAAGTCGTTATCCAAACAATCAACGAAGAAAAGAGGCTAGGTGGATCACTAAGACCGCGAAACTAAAGGATGAAATCCTCCGTATCAAATTATGAAAACAGTCTTTATATCAGCGGCGTTAAAATATTTGGCGTCAACGATGTTAATTTCGGCTATTCTTTACCAATTGAGCACATCAATGTTATCGGAGCTAATAAATTTACTACATTCACGAATAATGCGCCGCAATCGAATCTGAGTGTTCAAAAATATCTTTCGCCAGCAGATTTCTTTTTAAATTTTACAGGAGCGGGGCAGATTAGCGGAGGCTTATTTTATAATAATAAAAATTTTACTTTTAATCGGGCATATCTAAATAATTATTCAGTTTCCTGTGCGGTTGGGAACTTTCCTTCTTTAAGCGCCGATTTTACTATTTTTGGCAATGTTGGGACTGGGGTTGCGGGCTCTGGAGCTTCGCAGACTGGAGCCTTATCGGTTGTGCGTCCAAGAGACATCGCTATTCGATGCGATGGCACAGGCACAAATAGAATTGAGGCTTTTACTTATTCAGTAGAGTGTCCAAGGCAAGCTTTTTATCACCCAACTGGATCAACTCCAATGGATGTCGTGACCTTGCGCCCATTTAGGGCAACCGCCCAATTTACAATTGGGGTTGATGATTATGAATCGAAAAGAGCTTTAGATTATATTGTTGACTCCAACAAACAGAATATTAATATAACAATAGGATCTCTAGTAACTTTTTCGATGTCGAATATGGAATTAATAAGCGAAACAATCAACTCGTCCGCAACCGACGAGCTTTCGTTAACGCTTAGTTATCAAGGATTTATCTAATGTCATTCCTATACGACAGAGATTATAATGTCACTGGAACGGTTCAAACAACGTTTGATTTCAAGCCGTCTTATGGCACCTCTGTCAATTTTTCAGCAGATTTGACTTCATATAATACTGTTGATAATTATTTATATACTATGCCCAGAGGACTGAATCATTTGCAGATGACGGTGCAAATGCCCTTTGAAAACAGAAAAGAGGCCGAAGCGACAAGGATCGCCAGCTTTTTTGAAAACCTTCGTGGTACAGGATATTTTACCTTTACTGATCCAGCTTCTATATACAAGCCAGTTAATTTATTTTGCGGCGGTATTCAGACTAATTTCACTGTTAACGATCTTTATACAATACAAGTTGAATTGGCCACCGACCAAGTTTCGTCACTTTTAAATTGGAATGGAATGTTTGTTACAGGTTCAGGAATCAAGGGAAGCTGGGCTACATCAACAGCGTATTCTAAGTACGATGTTGTTAGGCACACTGGTAACGCATCTTACCCGCAGAATACTGGCAACTTATATGACTGTTTTTATTACTGTACTGGTGGCCACACGAGCCAATCTTCGATCAACGGCTCCGAAATCACCAACGGAAAATGGACGCAGGAGTTTTTTTACCAGCCAACTTACTCGTCAACAATTGGAAAAGAGACTTCTGTTTTAAAGACTGAGCTTCCATACTCTTTCACAAAGAGAAGCGACTTTGGACTTCATGCGAATGTTATGAGGCAGTTTAGCATGGAGTTTAAAGGAATCAGCGACCTTGAGGCAAGATCGATTTTGCATTTCCTAACTGGAAGGCAGGGATACAGAAAATTCCAGTATAAGATTCCGAATATCTATAATAAGAATAAGTATTTCTTTGCGCCTGAATGGAAGCATACTTTTGTTTATAAAAACGTTAACGATATTTCGGTAACACTAGTCGAAGATCCTGTCGGCATAAGGAGGACTTATTAATGGGTAGGCCAATTTCATATGAGATGCAAATGATGTTTGTCGGATCTTCTGGTGCT